ATGGCATATTGATTCCTTACCCTAACAAAGCGTAATTGATTAATTTATAACCATCGGAATCGGATAAAACCGCTTCAGGCATGATTTTTTCAACTTCTTGAGCCATTGCGCCAATAAATTTGCCAATGCCCCATTTTTTGTGGAATTTAGGCTTATATTCATATTCATAGATACGAATGCCCTTTTTATTAACACCAAGAAATTTAATGTTTTGTTTGATTCTTGAATCAGACCCAAGAATTGATAATGCAGTCGGAATTAATGAAGATGCACTTGCAGCAGCGCCACCGGCAGCAGCAGCGCCACCACTTCCAGCCAATAATGAATAAATGCCTGCACCACCAAGGCCAAGACCTAAAGCGCCTTGAATAGCATTTGTGCCTGATTGACCAGCAGCAATTTGACCTTGAGCAATAGCATTTCCAGCAGCAGTCGTGGAGTTATAAGCTCCTTGACCAACACCAGCAGCAGCGTTTTGACCAAGATTAAGCAGGCTTCCTAATTGACCAGCATTAGTCATATAAGTGCTTAAAGCATTAGCATATTGCTGATTGTAGGTATTTTGAGCCAAACCAGTTGTATAGTTGGCGATGCCTTTTTGTTGCGCGCCTGATTGATTTAAACCAGTTGATGAAGCCTGATTATTTATACCTTTAAGCCCTTGCTGAAGGGTGAATTGATAACCAGGAGTAGAAGCCAAATTGCTAGGATTAAATTGAAATCCTGAACCTGAAATACCAGTCAAATTGCCATTTGCACCATAAGTACCGTTATAACCCAAAGAGCTTAATAATTGAGGTAAAACTGCCGTACCAATTGAAGAATATGGCGCAAGATTTTGCTGAAGAAGTTGTTGAGCTTGAAGTTGAGCATTTGCCTGCGTACTAGCTGCCGATTGAGCAGCGCTAGCTTGCTGGTTTGTGCCTAAAATATCTCCGATTGCATTACTTATAAAGCTCATTATTCGCTCCCCATCATTACCATCGCATGATATTGACCATCACGCAAAAATGCTTTAGAAATCCTGCCTTCTTCGCAAAAACCGCATCTTTTTGCCAATTTTAAAGCAGGTTTGTTCCATTCGCCAATAGTTCCTACAAATTTAGTTGCTCCCAGTTTTCTCATCTTTTCAAGACATTCTTTAAAGAAAGAATCAACATTTTTTGCCCCTTTAAGCATGGCAATATGTACTTCTTTGGTTGTTGGGGTTAAATTTCTAAACATAACAAATCCATATTCATTGGCAAAATAAATCTCGTTTTCTCTATATCCAAGTTGTTCTTTAGATATTCCATCAATCCGTACCGCATTCCAAACTCGATCATCCCGCATGACCGAAGTGACAAATTTAGCTAAATATTGCGCCATTAATTGCACTCATAGTAATTGCTGCATTAACTCCTGCTAAAGCCTGAATGCTATCTCCTGGCCCCAATAAAGGTACATCAACATCAATAAAAGCATTACTTGGTACGCTAATATTTGGAGCAAATACATTACCAGGTGAAGCAGCAGTTGATCCTGAAGGAACTGCATAAGCAGTTATTTGAACTGCAGATGCACTTGAATTAGCAAATCGCACTCGACCACCTCTTAATAAATTTGTGGTGGGATTTGTTGGCACTGTATATATTGTTTGATCAGAAGTAGTTAAAACTTTTGGCTCAAAAAATTGTAAGTATGAAATTGTCATAATTTACCTTTATGGATGAGATGCAACATAAGCATCAAATTTTGCAGATAATTCTTTTAATGCTGCAGTTAAAATAGCAATCATATTTCCTTCAGCAATTCCTAAAAATTCTTCAGTAACCGCAGGAGTTGTTAATGTTTCTTGTTGTAATACACAAGTATTTTGTTTAACTATGCTATTTACAAACGGCAAATTGGACATTGCAGCTTTAACATCTTGAGCTAAAAATCCTGTTGTTGGATTAACTGTATCAAAATTATGAATTGGATGAGGTTTCCAATTAAATTGAACTGGATTTAATGAATTTACTAATTCCAATGCATTTGAAATAGGAATTATATTAGTTTTATAGTTTGCGTCTGAAGTTGCAATAGTTGGTGAAGTTGCAAATATTTGACTATTAACTTGAAGCTGATATGCACCATTTGATGATGTATATCCACAAAGAACTGGAGCAGCAAAATAGTTTTGTGCGCCACCTTTTACATAAACACCCCAGTTTGCATATTGTGTATTTTTACCATAGTAACCATATAAATCATCAACATATAAGCCATAAGTTGTTAACGAATAAGTATTGCCCCTTACATTAGTTCCATCATAAGGAGCAGAAGCATATAAACAATATCCTGTTTGCGCTCCACCGCCATTATCTGCTCTGCTAATAGCTTGAATAGCATATCCACCACCATTAGAACCGCTATTGTTTCCTACTGTAGCAGTTGCAGTAGTGCTAGAAGAATGATAAACAGATAATGCAGATGTTGGACTAGAAGTTCCAACACCTAATCTATTATTTGTTGAATCCCAAAATAAATTTGATGATGTAGAAAATGATCCAAAATGAATTTGACCATCAGTAAAACTAGTTTGTCCTGTACCACCATTGGCAATTCCTAAAGTTCCTAGCAGAGTTAATAATTGAGCATTTGTGGCCACAGTATGGGCTGAAGTACCATTTCCATACAAAATGCCAGTTAATGTTCCAGCTTCGCCTGTGCCACCATACGCAGCACCTAAAACTGAACCATTCCAAGTTCCAGTAGTAATTGTGCCAAGCGTTGTAATGCTAGTAGATCCAGCCGTAGGTGCATAAGAAAGAGCAGGAATATCTGCAGCAACTAATGATCTAAAAGTTGGAGCAGCAGCAGATCCGCTAGATGGCCCAGCAAATACTAAGTTTGCCGACTGAGTTGCAAGAGATCCAGTTAATGTACCGCTTGAAGTTACAGGACTTCCTGAAACTGTGAAAATACTTGGCAACGATAAACCAACGCTAGTAACTGTGCCTACTCCAGCAGGAGTTCCCCAAACAAACGAAGATCCATCCCAACCAAGATAAGCGCTTGCGCTTGATGGTGCAGTAATAAAGCTAGTCGCGCCTGATCCTGTGTTGTAAACAATTTGATTGGCAGCGCCACCTAATACATTTGTTGTATTTGTAGAATTTGTGACCGCAGTTGATCCAATTGCCGAAACCAATTGCGCAGCAGTTGCTACAGTATGCGCGCTTGTGCCATTTCCATATAAAACACCAGTAAGAGTGCCTGCAACTCCAGTACCGCCATATAAAGCACTAATAACAGATGCATTCCATGTACCAGTTGCAATTGCTCCGCTTGAATTTATTTGAAATGCTAAAGTTCCACCGTTATAAGTGTAAACATCAAACAATTCAGTAAATTGACCACTTAAACCATATATTTTTAATGGTACTGTTGAGGTTGAATAAGCAGTAATTACTGGAGAATTAATTGATGGTTGCTGACTTAAAACAACCGAAGCTCCACCACCTGATCCAGTTGCAGTAGTTACACCAGTACCACCATAAGCAACGGGAATTGTTGAAGCATTCCATACACCGGTCGTAATAGTTCCCAAAGTGGTCAAGCTAGTTGATCCTGCCAATGGTGAAGCGCCAACGGTGTTATAAGAAATAGTTAATGCAGATCCACCATTAAAAGTAGATCCTGAAGCAGCGCCTGATCCGCTATTGTTGATGATTAATGCATTAGTTGTGCTTGCGCTGACAGTTGTAGATCCACCCAATGAAACTAAATTGCCATTGATAGTAATGGACGAATTAGTTAATGAGCTATTGCCAATATTTGACAATGTATTGGTTGATCCACTAATTGAAACACCAGCCAAAGTGCTTAATGTTCCACCTAATGATAAAGAGCTTGATCCAATTGTTACTGAACTATTTGCAAGCTGAGCATTGCTAATCGTGCCACTTAAAGTGCTTGTAGGAATGGTTGTGGAAGCAGTTACGTTTCCACTACCGTTGGCATACATATAGCCAGTTAAGCCAGTAACCGCTAAATTGGTTGTGGTTAGACTTGTGAATGATTCGCTTGTTGATCCAGCGATTCTTTCCCATTTTCCATTGCCAAAAATAGCCCAATCACCGACAGACCATAAAGCATTACCATCAAGATTAGTTGTGCCGGCCACCGAAACAATGTAGTAATAGCCCTGAGTTCCAACGCTTGATGTCAAGGTTGGAGTGTTTGTTGATGCATTCCAAGTGCCTTGATAGCTTGGGGCATTAGTTGCCTGAGTGCTAATCGAAGTGATTTGACCTTGGGCATTGACTGTTAAAACAGGAATAACCGAAGCAGATCCATAAGTGCCAGCAGTTACTCCACTATTTGCCAAAGCAATTGTGACTGCGCTTGCGCCATTGTATGAAGTGCCTGAAAGTCCAGTTCCTATGGTTAAAGCATAAGGATTAACTGCAGTAACCGTTGTAGAACCGCCTAGGCTTACCGCATTACCATTAATGGTAATAGAGCTATTAGCAAGGTAAGAATTCGCGACTGGAGTTCCATTCCACACCCCTGTCGTGATTGTTCCGACAGTTGCAAGGTTAGGAATTGAGGTAATTGCCGATTGAGTCGCGCCAGTTACAGATGCAGCAGTTCCAGTCGTGTTTTGATTAAGTGTAGGTACGTCAGCAGCCACTAACGCTCTAAATGTTGGAGTTCCCGCGCTACCGTTTGGAGCAGCAAAAAAGGTGTTTGCAGTTTCAGAATTAAGAGTTGCAGTTAAAGTGCCTGATCCTGTGACTGGAGATCCCGAAACGCTAAATATTGAAGGCAATGACAAGCCAACGCTTGTTACAGTACCGCCTGATCCAGTTGCACTTAATGTACCACCCGAAAATGAAACTCCCGATCCAATTGACACATTTGAAAAACCGCCCGATCCATTGCCATAAAGCAAAGATGATCCACTTGTTTGAGGTGCTGGGGTAAACCCTAATGCAGTATCAACATCGGAGCTAGTTAAAGTGACCGCGCCCGTTCTTCCATTAAAACTATTGACGCCGCCTGTAGTTAAAACGGTGTATTTTACGTTTCCTGAATTATCTACAACTTGCCAAGCGCTACCATGAGTCCAGGTGAGCTTATCTCCAACATTCAATTGAATATCAAGAATCTTGTAGGTTGTTGCAGTATCTAAATATTGAATAGTGACAACTTGATAAACCGTATCCGTATTGAGAACGGTGATCATATCAATGTCGCGAATTGTAGAAGCTGCAGGAGCGCTACAAATTGTGACTGGTGTTGTTCCGTTTGAATTAGATAACTGAGTTGCACCTAAATAAGTGCTTGCAGTTTGATCGGAATAAGAAACAACGATCTGAAGATTATTAGTGGTTTTGGCAGCACCCAAAAATAATTGAAGCGATCGGTTTATTGTGTCAAGTCTTATCATAAATTATCCATGAGCTGCAGCAAAAGCATAACTAGCAGGGGAAGTGCCACCACCACCGGTTGCAGATAAAACACCGTTCAAAAATGACAAATTTGCGCCAATAGTGACGTTGCTAAAACCCCCAGCTCCATTACCCGATAGGATAGAGCTTCCATTCGTCAATGCCAAGTTAATATTTTGCGAAAATACATAATCTTGCATTTCGCTTAATTGTCTTTGAAGATTCGTAATATCAGTTGCAAAATTTAACGTATTGTCATAAGACTGTTGATCTTGAACTTCAGTCAAATTTAATTGAGGTGTATTGTTTCCACCGGTACGTTGATAAAGCTGAATCAAAAACATAAGCCAAGGCTGACTTACTTGCCCATTTTGATCTAGGAAAGGTACTGATAAATAGGGAGTATTAGTTGATAAATTGCTCATCGATGATTTGGAGCAGCATCAATAAAAGCCCCTGAAAGGGCAGTTTTAACAGGATCAGACCAAGAAAGCTGAAATACCCTATCTCGAGCCATACCAAGGCGCATCCATTGAATAGAGGTCAAATAAGCACCTTCTACACCCATAGTTTGACCAATAGGATTTCCAAAGGTTTTACCGCGATCGTCTGACCATTCAAGAAATACGGTCACAGGCTGATTATTGTTGCCATTTCCTGATTCCATTTCAGCAATAAAGGATTTGTATCGAATACGGTCTGAATTGTCATCTTCGGAATGATAAAAACCACGCGTCCGAACGATTGGGCCACCAAAGTCAGAATAATTATTCTGATCTAGGGCATAAAGATTCCCATTTTTCCAATCTCCAACAACAAGAGTGTTGTAAGCGAAAGCAAAGCAATTACTACGATGACGGTTAAATTGTCCATTAGAATCAGTCCAAAGCCATTCATTCCATTGCGCATTTGATAGGTCAAATACCCATGTTTTATTTGCGCTTGGGAAAGTCACTACATAAAAATAATGACCGTTTAATTGATATGTATATCCAATGGCATCTGAAATAGTTGGATAGGTTTGAAGTTCCTGATCAATTGCAAAAGTGCTTATTTGTTGAGCATTGAAATTGCTTGTTTTGCAGATTGTGGCTGTTCCTTGTGGGGATTGTGCAACCCAATAAAGCTCTCCATCCATTTGAGCGATTGAATTTGTTGCAGCGCAACCATACTGAATAAATGATCCAGGTAAGCGTTCAAAAGGGAATGTAGTATTTCCTGCATTAAACCAAACCTCCGTAGTTACTTCACCAAAAAGATAAATGTATCTGCGAGCAACTCCAATACCAACGATGTTGTCTGAATAACCATCTTTTGATGCGTAATCGACAGGATCTATTTGAATTTGATTATCAAGCGAGATATACCATTGATTTGTGCCTGGACGATTAAATACCAAATATCCATCAACAAAATTTACTTGATTTGATCCATAAAATCCACCGTTATCTCCATTTGAGTCAGATGAATTATCGACTGGAGCAAAAGTATTATTAATTAATTGAACAGTCCACCCTGAAGTGTTGCTTCCATTTGATAAAGTTCCATCAACAATAAACAGATAACTTCCATTATCAACTATTGAAACAATGCCAGTTGTTGAGCTAATTTGACCTAAAAGAGTCAATTGCCATGTTGAACTAATAGCATAAACATTGTTATAGCAAACACCATAAAGAGTACCATTGCTTGCAAAAAATAATCCGCGCCAACCATTGACTTCAGCAGTTGCCAAAGTAGTAAGTCCTGGGGTTGGATAATGCGTAAAAGGAAAAATTGCAGCATCGGGATTCTTTTCAAGAAAAAGATTGATGCAACGCTGCGCACCAGCGATAACGCTCTTGGTTTGGTATGCGCCTGTGACTAGAGCAGCTTTAGCCATTAGCCTGCGCTCCCAACGTAGAAGTCACCATAAATATTGTATGCGCCTGATTTGCCACGCAAGGCAACAGGCATATGCAATAAAGGAATCTGAGAGTTGACTTCTTCGATGGCTCGCATTGAGGCTTCAGCATATCCAGTCAATTCAGGGGTAATTGGCAATCCATACATGACGCAAATACGTCTAGCAAGATTCCAATGCAAAGCATCTAAATATTCAGGAGGCAATACTATCTGATCATTGATGGTTTGGAATGCTTCCAATTGCACCATGACCGAAATAAAGATCTCATATTGATTATTTGGTACTGGCCAAATATATAGCTCACCCATCGGAAAGCCTGTGTTGTAGTAGGCATACTGAGGGAAAGCATTTAAATTCTTAATGGAGATTCGGTTGTAGTCTTCCTGCGCTCTCAACACTTCCAAAGGGTAATCCACAGGAAGCGGAGTGTTTTTGTTCATGCGGAAAAAAGCGCTTTCGAGCTTTACCGGTCTTGTGATATTAAAATCACCGCCTGTTCCGACTGAATAGGTTAATGCGCCTGTCGCTTGCAATCCAACGGTTACAAGGTTGTAAACCATGTAGCGCCTGCGTTGCCATTGCGCCATCATCATGTTTAACTGATTGAAACAGTCATTCGTATCCTGTGCCAACGGGGTTTGACCCACACCGATCACATTTGCAGTCTTAAGGG